CACCTGTTGAGAATATCTACAGTTCTTATCTCTCCAGAGATTCATACCATAAAGTTGATGTACAGGCTTTGAAGATGAATAGGGTAGTAGTTCCAAATAGGAATGAGGTAACCCCTATACAAAAACTGTCTTGGTTATAAGGAGTGGTAGCCTACCAATGTAGATGAGAAAAGGTTGAGGGTAAAAGGCTCTTGGGGTAAACCGCCCACTATGAAATTCCAAGATAAGGGGATACAGTAATGTATCCTCTAATGGATTTAAAAAAAATTTAACAAATCCATAAGGGATAACTATACCCTAAAGGAAATGAAGTAAAGTATAAAAATAAAAGAAAAGTAACATGAAAGAAATCATTGTAGGAAGTAATGACAGTAGATCATACTTATCTTCATCGAGTATGTTATCTAGATTGTGGCATTCTCTGTTCTTTAGAACTCAATCTAAGAATATTTTCGAGCAACTAGAAACTACTATTAATGGAATCAAGATATCTTGTTTTGATTTAGTAATAAGTTTTAATCAAAAGACTTTAAAGTGGGAATTTGCTAATAAGAGATTTAGATATAAATCTAATTACACATTATTTGATATACTTGATATTCTTCAAAAAGAAAATAAAGATATATACGTTAGATTAAGTCTAGGAAAAATATCTTATATGGAAGACAATGAAGGATTTACACACTTATGCAACTATTTAGAGAAAAATTATCCTAAAATTAGATTTTTTGGTGGATGTAGAATAAAAGATAATAAGCAACTTTATAAATTTGATTCTAATATAGCAGAATCAGATATCCATCTATGGGTAGCTTCTTCAATGGAAGATTCAAAATGGTATGAAAAGGCACTTCCGAAATTATACTCCAGAAGAAGGAATAAAGAGAATTACTTAAAGATAAAACCAGGAATAAACTTGTTCGATTTTGTATAAAATTCATAATCAATTATAATGTATAAAATACAAGAAAAATTAGATGAGATAATAAAGAACCAAGAGATCCTTAATAAAATTCAAGTGGCTATTTATGATCTATTACTAAGGATAGAAAGTAAAATGCCATCTGGAGAAAAGAGTTCTTAAGAAATTATTTAGCGGTTATAGCTGGAACTATAACAGCAGAATTAGGATTAGTTGACATATTAAATGAGATAAAGAAAAGATAAGAAAAACTTATGAAAAAATTAATTATTGAATGTAACGGAAATATAGTTAAAGTTAACTTGACTGTAAATAACACACAAATTATAGATTCTTACAAAATAAAATCAGTACATGATATGATGGATATATTAGATAAGGTAAGAGAATCCAGTAAGGACTTTTATGCAGTGCATCATAGAGGTATTGTAGGAATGATAAATGAATGGAGAGCTCATAATCTTCTTTATAATTTACATATAAAGAGAGATAGAACAGGAACTGTTGATCTTAATAAAGATCAAAGTATATGGGCAAAAATAGCTTATGCTATTTTATCTTTTCTATACTTTTAACACAAAATAACTAAGAATTATTTGTATAATTAAATAATTATGTCTACCTTTGTAGACATATAAATATTGTAACAATTATGTATGAAGATATATTATTAACTCCTTTAGATTCTTCAAGAAAAGAAGAAATAAATAGCCCTCAAGATTTATTTATCTCCTTCTTGAACAAATTAGAAGGGTGGAAAACTAAATGTAAGAATCTTCACTGGGCTGCTCCAAAGAAAAACATACATGTGTATCTAGATGAGTTCCTTGATATTTTAGGAGATTATCAAGATGGCTTAGCTGAAGGTTATATGGGAATTTTAGGAAAGATGCAACCTAATGTAATAAAGGGTATTCCAAGTGATACGTTAAATGCTATGGATTTTATAGAGGAAGTAAGATCGGATACTCTTTTATTTTATAACAAAATACCTCAAGAGACTATATATAAAGGTATAACATCTGAGTGTGAGACCTTTATACAAAATATTAATAAGTATAGATATTTATTCGGTCTATGTGATATCAGGCCTTATTAATATATTTTGCTCCCTTCTTCCAATGATTAGGAAATCAGTTTTGTACTCTGGGAATAAAGGTTTGAATCCTTTAGGGAGCTCTAAACTTTAATAGTTTGCAAATAATGGATGTACAAAGAGTAATGAGTGTTTATGTGGGAAGCACAGTAAGAGAAGTTGTTGACTATGCCAACAAACATCTTGTAAGAAAAGATGATATTGTGACTATAATGGAGCGTGGAGCTCAAATCTATCTTATTTATTATAAGCCTATCGCAGTTCAATAAAATAATATTAATATGGAGAAGCAAGAAATAGTGGAAAGAGAGCTAACGTCTCAAGGAGAGTTTGAGAAATATATAGAAGATAATAGTGGATTAAAAACTTTTGAAGCTGTTGGAAGATATAAATCGGTAGGAAGAGCTTATAGAAGAAATCATATAACAAAAAATGGAATTATCATACCAAAGAGACCATTTAATAATAGAAAGAATACTTCTAAAAGAAAAGGAGCTCATAGTAGAAGTGTGAATGAATATAAAAAGAGAATCTATGAACAAATTAAGTATCTCAGAAGATAAGCATAGCAAAGAAGATTATGAGCGCATCCCAGTATCTTACTGTAGAAACTGCCTATCTTTAAGTATCATGAAGATAGATGATGATGACCCAGAATTAGATTACTGTGATGAATGTGGAAGCACATCTATCCTAGTAACAGATATAGCAAAATGGAGAGAGCTATACAAAGAAAAATATGGAAGATATTTAGTTTAATAATATAATGAAGGAGAATATGGAAAAACCGGAAGTAAAAGAGAATGAAAAAATGAGTTACGAACAATTAGAGAATGTAGCTCATCAACTAAGTGAACAAGTAAGACAATTATATGCAAAACTACAAGAAGCTAATCTTGAGAATATGTTCAAAAGATTAGACTATCTCTTTAAGGTAATTGAAAATGCTCATGCATTTAATGCAGAATTCATTTCTAAATGTACTTCAGAAATAGAGTCTTTAATGACTCTTCCTGACCCTGAAGATGAACCTAAAGAAGATTCAGGACAATCTGAAAATTAAACATATGAATAGGAAAGCTAATAATGTTATTAGAATTCCTACTTCACTAGATGGTAAATTTTTCGAATATTGGTTTAAGTTTCTTAGACCTTTCCATAATTTGACAGACAGAGAAATAGATGTTATTGCATGTTTTGTAAAACATAGATATGAACTCAGTAAGGTTATCAAAGATAATGACATACTTGATAAAGTTACTATGAGTGAAGATACCAAAAGAAAAGTAAGAGAAGAGTGTAATATAACTCTTCCTCACTTTCAAGTAATTATGGGCAAGCTAAGGAAGAATGAAGTAATAATAAATGGTAGAATAAATCCTAGATTCATACCTAATATAGAGGAAGGATGCAATGCTTTTCATTTATTGTTATACTTTGAATTAAAATGAGATATGAAGACATTTTGAATAAAGTTGCTGCAGATTTAGGTATCCCAATTGAAGTAGTAAAACTAGCCTATAAATCTTATTGGGAGTTCATAAGGCAAACTATTCAATCCTTACCGTTAAAGGATAATCTAAGTGAAGAGGAGTTCTCTAAATTAAGAACTAATTTTAATATTCCAAGCCTAGGGAAACTATCTTGCACATTTGATAGAATGACCAGGATGAAAAAGAGATTCGAATATATAAAGAAATTAAGAAAGGAAGACAAATATGATTAAAGTAAAAAAGATACGTCCCATGTTCACTGCATTAGTAACCACCATGAATAAGTATGAGGATGATATAAAAACTTCTGCTGGCCTAATAGATACAAGTAGACAAAAAGGAACTCTAAAAGAGTATCAGACAGTACTTGCCATAGGAGACTCAGTAAGAGGAATTAATGTAGGGGATATTGTGTGTATAAATCCTTCTAGATTTGCGATTAAGAAACATAAGGAAGGATCATTAAAAGATGGTATCGTTACTGATAATCCAGTTATAACCTATAATTTCGATATTATCGAACTTGATAATAAACAATGTTTATTACTTCAAGACAGAGATATTGATTTTGTAATTGAAGATTATGAGGAAATTCCAGATGTGGCTCCTTCAAATATAATCATACCTAGGAAAGAGAAAATTCTTTCCTAAATTCAGGAAGGCCAGTCAGTTAGTTGGCTGGCCTTTCTTTTATTTTTTTTTCCTTAATTTTCTTTATTTATGAGTATAGAAGATATAATAGAATCTCTAAATAGGCATATAAATCTGGAAAGAAAGGCACAGAAGATTTCTGCTAATAGCCATCTAGTTTTGCAAAGAACTATAGAGCCTAATCCTACGTTTAAATCATACAAGAAGTATGAATGGATAGTATGGCTTATTGATAATGATTGTAAATACAAGGTTATTGTAGTTTCTCTTCAAGAGAAAGTTCTTAAAGAACAAGAAGAGTCTATGAATAAGAGGTTGTCTAATATTTTATTAGAAGCTCTTTTTGGATTTATAAGGACTGAAGATTATAATAGAGTAGTAAATGGTAACTATAAGGAGGAAAATCTATGAGGTTATTAAAATATGAAGGGTTTAAATTAACATTTGAACCAGAACTACTTACCATAAAGGTCTTTAAAAAACTTCATCAAAGAGATAAAACCAAAGATAAAAGTAAGTTTTTACAAGAACTAGGGTATATATATTTTTTCGTAGACCCGAGATCTGATTTTCAGATATATACTGATGAGGAGGACAGACATAAAAAGATATTAGAAGGTATTGGAGTTTCTGACACTTGGAAAGTAGATAAGGATCTACAAGAGGCTATAGATTATTATGCTAAATTTAAGCCAATATCAGCTCTTTTACTAGATGATACAAGAGCTATGATTAATGGATATAGAAGTAAGTTAAGAGCTCTAACATCTACTATGGCTGATTTAGATGTGAAAGAGACAAAAGATGTGGGGGGTATAATAAAACAAATACCCGCTTTAGTAAAAGATTTGGATGAAGCTGAAAAAGCAGTTACTAAAGAAATTGTATCAAATGATAGAGTAAGAGGTAATGTAGAAAAGTCTATGTATGAGGATCTTGTACTATAATATATTTTCTTATGGACGGAGAAGTATTAATACAAACTAATGAATATCAAACTCCTATAACCAGAGAACTTTTATCTAAATATCCAGATGAAGTAGTAGAGCAATTTATGGACTTCATTTCTACAGTTCCTTTTATTCAGAATCTTATTTCTCCTTCTAGACCAAAAATAGAGGAGTTACCTAGAGATAAGTACAATAGAGCTATTATAGATATAACTAACCCACCAATATATAAAGATGCAGATTATTTTAGGCAATCTGCATTGTATTTTCTAAAAGAAGGTGTATATACAAAACTTATACCTAATCCTAATCCTAATAGTGAGTATAGAAGATTCTGGGATAGAGAAATAGATAGATGCTATAATGGTTTCTTAAGAGAATCTGACGGAATGTGGATTCCAGGATATTTATACTGGTTCCTTAATTATTGTCCAATGATGATAAATGAATATCAAAAAGGTAAAAAGAAAGCAATAAGAAAGGAAGGATTTGGGCTATTCTTTGAAGGAATTTGGTTTCGATATCTATATCTTAATGATGCTAGAGAAGAAGGGCATCATGCTGCTGAACTCTCTAAGAGAGGTTGTAGTAAGAGTTATTCATTGGCATCCATAATGTCTAAAAATTTAATAATAGGAGAATCTGTTGAAACTCAAAGAAGAAATATTACAGTTCTTACAGCATACCAGAAGGAATATCTTAAAGATGATAAGGATGGAACTTTAAGTAAGTTTATTCCTATTCTATCTCATTTGTCAAAATATACTCCATTTCCTAGACTTATGATTAAACAGGCATCTAATGAGATGACTTGGCAAATGGGGTATAAAGATGAATATGGAAAACTTCAAGGGTCCTTAAATATGGTTATGGGAGTATCTGCTAAAGATGACTCTGATAAATTAAGAGGTAAGAGAGGTTGGATATTATTCGAGGAATTTGGTAACTTTAATGGACTATTAGAGCTTTATGACGTTACTAGAAAATCAGTAGAAGATGGTGATTATACTTTCGCTCTGATGTACCTTGTGGGTACTGCTAACAATAAAGAGTCTAATTTCCAGTCTGCTAAAACTTTATTATATGCATCCAGTTCATATAATATAAAAGAAGTAAAGAATGTATATGATAAAAAAGGTCAAGGAAAAGACTACTTTGCATATTTCTTTCCTGCTTATTTAAATAGAGCAGGGTGCTTTAATAGAGATGGTATATCAGATGTAGTAATGGCTCTCTTGCAGATACTTCTTAATAGGTATAAGGCAAAATATGGAGCTGATCCAACATCAGTATTAAGAGTAATAGCAGAGGATCCTATTACTCCTGCAGAAGCTATTATAAAAGTAAAAGATGCTTATTTTAATGTACAAGCTCTTAATGAGAGAGCCTCTCAATTAGATAAAAATCCTAGTCTATATAATGACATATATGTTGGAGAATTGTATATTGGAGGAGAAGGAGAAGTAAAATTTAGACCAACTGATAGTACTCCTATACGGAGTTATCCAGTAGATAATGATACTAAAGGGGCATTGGAAATATATACTATGCCAGAAAAAGATAAATCTGGTAAAGTATTTGATAATAGATACATCATAGGAGTAGACCCTGTAGATAATGATATAGCTGAATCTTCTTCACTATACTCATGTTTTGTGTTTGATTTATTTACTGACACTATAGTAGCCGAGTTTACTGGTAGAAATCCTTTTGCTGATGATAATTTTGAGATAACTAGACTATTATGTTTATTCTATAATGCAAGATGTTTATATGAAAGCAACAAGAAGGGGATATATGCATATTTTAAAGCTAAGAGAAGTACTCATCTTTTAGCTGAAACTCCAGAGTATCTTAGGGACAAACAACTTATAAAGTATGGTAATGCTGGATCCAATGCATATGGAGTAAATGCTAGTGCTGCCATCAATAATTATGCTAATTCTTTATTACGAGATTGGTTTAATAAGCTAGTTCCCATAGTTATAGAAAGGGAGGATGGGACTTCAGATCAAGTAAATGTTCCAGTAATATATACTTTAAAAACAAGAGCTCTACTAGAAGAAGCTATACAATTTAATCCCGAGATCAATGTAGATAGAATAAGAGCTATGGGAATGGTTATGATATATAGACAAGAATACATTATAAGATATGGAGATAACATGAATGCTGAATCTAGAGAGAGGTATGATGAGGATGATTTAAGTAATGACCCATACTTTAAAGAAAATTATGATTATAGATTTGGCAGTAAATTTAGCTAAAAAGGATATTGGGAATTAATAAACTATTTATGTTATTGTTTTGGAACTTAGTTTCATGTAACTTTGTAAAGAATAAAATGAATCAAATATGTCTGAATTAATAAATTTACCTCCACAGCAATTACCATTCTCCAAGAAGAATAAGAAGTGGAGAAAGGCACATCTTGATTGGGCTGATTCTAAAACTTTCTTCAATTATAGTCTTGTAAGAAAGTCTGTGATTCATAAAAAGATTAATTATGATCTTCTCAACGGAAAACTTCATATGTCAGATATAAAGTTAGTGCTAAATCCTGATAATATTAAAGCTGGCTTTGTTCCTGATAGGATTCAGCATTATCCTATTATGAATAGTAAACTAAATGTATTGAGAGGAGAGGAATCTAGAAGAGTCTTTGATTATAGAGTGATTGTAACTAACCCTAATGCAATCTCAGAAATAGAAAATAATAAAAAAGAAGAATTATTAAAGAATCTTCAGGAACTAATAGCTAATACTTCTAAATCTGAAGAAGAATTTAATCAAGAGCTAGAAAAACTCAATGATTACTATACTTATGAGTGGCAAGACATGAGAGAAATAAGAGGGAATGCTATACTTAATCATTATGTTAAGGAGTATAATATTCCATTATTATTTAATAATGGCTTCATGGATGCAGTCACTGTAGGAGAAGAAATATATCAGTGTGATATTGTAGGAGGAGAACCTATAATAGAGAGATTGAATCCTCTAAAAGTTAGAATATTTAAGTCTGGTTATTCTAACAAGATAGAAGATGCTGATATGATCATAATAGAGGACTATTGGAGTCCTGGGAAAGTTATAGATACATATTATGATGTTCTAAGTAAGAAGGACATCGAATATATAGAAAATATTCCTGACCATGTAGGACAAGCCTCTATCGACTCAATGGATAATATAGATGAGAGGTTTGGATATGTGAATAATCACATGGTAGGGGAAGAAATAAGTACAGATGGATTTTATTTTGACCCGTTTAATCTATTTTCAGATTCTATCTCAAACTCCTTACTTCCATATGATCTAGCAGGAAATATTAGAGTGCTAAAGATGTACTGGAAATCCAGAAGGAGAATAAAGAAAGTTAAATCTTATGACCCAGAAACAGGAGAAGAAATCTATAATTTTTATCCGGAGACTTATGTTATAGATAAGGATAATGGAGAAGAAGAACAAATACTTTATATAAATGAAGCCTGGGAAGGGACTAAAATAGGTACTGATATTTATGTAAATATGAGACCTAGGGTAATACAGTATAATAGGTTATCTAGCCCCTCCAGATGTAATTTCGGTATTATAGGGAGTATCTATAATCTTAATGATAGCAGACCATTTTCTTTGGTAGATATGATGAAGAGATATAATTATTTCTATGATGTTATTCATGATAGGCTAAATAAGATAATGGCCAGAAACTGGGGTAAACTCTTGAGATTAGATCTTGCTAAAGTTCCAAAGAAATGGAATATAGAAAAATGGATGTATTATGCTAAAGTCAATGGTATAGCAGTTGAAGATAGCTTCAAAGAAGGTAATATTGGATCAGCTACTGGCAAACTTGCAGGAGCTCTTAATAATTCCTCTTCTGGAGTAATAGATGCTGAGTTTGGAAATTCTATTCAATCACAGATTAACCTCCTAGAATTTATTAAAATGGAGATGTCCGAGGTAGTAGGAATTACTAGACAAAGAGAAGGTCAAATAAGTAACAGGGAAACAGTAGGAGGGGTAGAAAGAGCTACACTGCAATCTTCTCATATAACTGAATGGTTATTTGTCATACATGATGATGTAAAGAGAAGAGTATTAGAATGCTTTTTGGAAACAGCTAAAATAGCCTTTAAAGGAAGAAGTAAAAAATTCCCATATATACTATCTGATGGCTCCATGAAGATCATGGATGTAGATGGAGATGAATTTGCAGAAGCTGATTATGGCTTAGTAGTAGATAATAGTCAGGGTACTCAGGAATTAGCACAAAAACTTGACATGTTAGCCCAGGCAGCATTACAGAATCAAACACTCTCCTTCTCTACCATTATGAGACTATATAACTCTAGCTCTTTGGCAGAAAAGCAAAGATTGGTTGAAAGAGATGAACAGGCTATACAAGAAAGAAATGCTCAGGCTCAGCAACAACAGTTACAGTCTCAACAGCAAATGGTTCAATTGGAAAATGAACAGAGATTAGCTGAAATGCAACAAAAAGAACAGGCTAATATAAGAGACAATGAGACTAAAATTATTATAGCCCAAATACAAGCTAGCAATAAGGAAGACGGAATAAGTGAGCCTGAAGATGATGATGGGAGAGCTGATCTTAGAGAGAAAATTAGAGAGTTCGATGAAAAGCTTAAACTAGAAAAAGAGAAACTTTCCTTTGAAAGGAAAAAACACTCTGATGATATAAGAATAAAAGAGAAATCTTTACAAAACAAAAATACTAACTCTAATAAATAAATAAGATGTTAAGAGTAAAGGATATAATTATTTCAGAGTCCGCTCCAAATGATCCAAAGGTTGGG